AAAAGCATTATTACCTTCATTAACATATGCTGTTAAAGCTTTTGTGCAAGCAATCCCGCTTTCACTTATTCCTTTTTTATAGGCAAAACTAACAACACATGGCATATGATTTTCAATGCACAGTTCGCGAATACGAATAGAAAGTTGCTTTAATTCGGCAATTACAGGTTCATCTACGAATTTATCTTTCATTGGTTGATTCCTTTTTTAAGCCTGAACGAGCGCCTACCCGTTAGAGCAATATTTAGTAATGTGCTGGAGTGAAAATTATTTGTTGTTGCTGCCTTTGCTTTTATACCAGTTGGCCCCAATTGCCTGTTTAATCTGCATTAGTGCCTGTTGCCACATTTCACCGTCACCAATAAAGTGAGCTATGGCTAATTTGCTTTGTGCGACTTGCAGTTTATATAAATCCATTTTTGCCTCTGAAAAAAAGGCCCGCCCGAAAGCGGGCAAAGATTGCACTGGCATGGTTAGTATTGTGGTGCCGGGTGCCTCCCGGTGCCTGGTCAGGCCTGAATACCAGACGGGGTTTGCACTGAAAAGGAGAACAAAAACCAGCCTTCCCCGCGTGCGCTTAGCCGCATTCACCACAATATGAAGCACACTCCTCCGTTTGCGTTAACACACCAGTCCCATTACGGAAAAGAATGGAGTGTGCTTCATGTTGTGTGCCTGCTTTTAGCCACATCAGGCGAGGTGGTATACTGGAGTTACCATACAACCAGTAAGGATAAATCTTCTTATGTTTTCTGTTCGCGTAGAATTACGTAATTCTGAAACCGCAGACTACACCGCTTTACATGAAAAAATGAAAGCACATGGTTTTTATCAATTCGCCAGATTTCCTGGTAGCGATGACTTCTTCAGTCTACCTGATGCCGAATATGTGTTTTATAACGTAAGTGGCACCGAATCAGTCTTTTACGTTGGCCATCTCGCCAAAAATATTGCTCAACAAATCCGGCCTAATCCACGAATCGTGGTTTATGAGATTAAGGACTCATTTCAGCTCGGTCTGGATAAGTTTTAGCTCCGCAAGAAGTCTTTCCCGGGCTTCGGTAGCTTCTGTTGCTGTTTCAAGATGTCCAATCACATCTTTTAAACGCTGAATGTGCGAGCACAGGTCATCAGCGATTCTTTTTTCTTGATGCTCTGCCAGTGCCCTCCGGGCAATCCAGATTCGGGC